GCACGCGACCGGCGCAATCGTGCTGCTGCCCGATCAGATCGCACGGCTGCCGTGGCAGGACCGCGAACTGGTCTGCGCCATCGCCGCCAAGCAATACGGACCCCGGAACGGAGCGAAGTGAGCATGGACGATCAGACCATCCGCCCGCCCATCAGCGCCGCCGAGGCCAAGCGCATCGAGCAGCGCCGCGTGAAAGCCCTGATCGAGCGCGACAAGGCCGACCGGGCGCGGGAATACGAGCGGGCTGCGGCCGAGATCAAGGTCCGTGAGGGGCTTGTCGTCACGGCGCACGAAACCGTCATTGAGCCGACCCCGGAGTGGTTTCAGCACGGGGACAGCCAATCGTTCACGCCCGAGCTTCCCGATGGCACGGTGCGCGAACTGAAGACGGTTCGGCGGGTCCGGGTGCCGATGATCTTGCGGATGCTGCACAACAACACCCTCGACAACGACCAGTATCGGGCGCTGCACTGGTATTCGGAATGCTACGAGATGGCGGGGCTTCACGGCACCATCCCGGTTTCGCAGATCGGCAAGGAAGTCTTCGGCGGCGGGCCTGACCGGGTGCTGTTCACGGAATCCCAGCAGGTCGCCCAGAAAATGCTCCGCGCCGCCCGAAAAGATATTCCAAAGCACCAGATAAAATTCTTCGAAGCTGTGGTTATCGGCAACGTCCCGGTGCGCAGGGCTTCGCGCTTTATCAGAAGTCGCCGCGATAAAGCATTGAGAACATTCATAGAGTTGGCGCAACTTGTGACTGTCGCAGTCAAAGACCTCGGGGGGGTTGAATAGTGGGACCACTTTTTGTAGCAATTCAATCCATCAGAATTGCGCCCAGAACTGCGGCTGCGTTCGACCTAAACCCTCAATCTCAAACGAGAAACTGACGCATGGCCCGTATCGGTGCCAGCGAAGAGCAACGCATCGCGAAGCTGCATGATGCGCTTCGGCGGGCAAAAGAACTCTATCAGCCCGGCGAGCGCATCGGCCACAAGGCGATGTGCGGACTGCTTGGCATCACGCACTACACGCTGCGCGAATGGCTCGAAGACCCGCAGGTTGAACTGAGCGGCGCGTTTGTGCGCGGCGGTCGCGGGCATGGCTATGAATTTGACCCGGTGCTGATGATCTGGGTGCTGCTGTGGTTTTGGGAGCGCAAGCGGTCTGACCGGGTGCTTGCCAACGCCAAGGTGCGCGAGGCCATTGCTGGCAAGATCGACGACGCGCCCGGCGACATGACGATGCGCGAGGTCAGGGATGCAATGCAGGTCAGCCTGCAACTGCTCACCGCCGAAAAGGAAGCTGGCGAACTGGTCAAGGCGACCGAAGCGGCTTCGACCTACCGGGCAATGGTCACGGCGATGCGCGATACGCTGCTGGGCTCGCCGCAGAGGCTTGACCCAACGAATGCTTGGCCGACCGAATTCAGGGAGATGTTCGACAATGCACTGTCCGATTGCCTTGTGCTGCTGCGCGAGGCGGGACAGGAAGCCCTGAGCCAGCCTGATGCAACTGTCCCCAAGCGCGCTGATGAGTCGCGTGACAGCGCTGGCAAGCGGAAGGCGGCTGGCCGATCCTCGAAGCCTCGCGCTAAACGCGATGGAACTGCTGCAACCGCCTGAGAAGATCAGCACGGTCGAATGTGCCGAGAAATACCGGCTGCTGCCCGGCCAAGAGGCTGGTGCTGTTGTCCGCTACGACCGGATGCGGACGCCCTACAATGTCGGGCCGATGTCCTCGCTGGACGATCCGAAGTGCCAGATGCTTGTGATGGTGAAGCCGTCGCGATCGGGCGGCACCGCAGTCGCCGAGAATTACCTGTTCAAGCTCATCAAGTTCGGCCCGATGACCCATGTGTCTTGGGCGCTGAACAGCGATGAGGCCGTCACCGATTACGTCCGCAATGTCGTCAAGCCGATGTTTGACCTCAACCCGGACCTGAAGGATCGGGTCGGCTCCAATCGCGGTGATGACACCGACAGCTACAAGCTGGTGAGCGGCTATCCGGTCGAATGGCTGAGCGCCAAGGATTCGACGTTCCGCAACCGGCAACCCGGTTTCATGTGTCTCGACGAGACGGACGCCTGGGCGAAGAAGTGGGCCGCTTCACCGCGCATCCAGATCGACGGTCGGCAGAAGATGCTGGGCAACCGGCGCAAGGCGGCGCTGATGTCGCACCCGGATCTCGGCTACCAGTCCGGCATCGGATCCGCGTTCGAGGATACCAGTCGCGGCATCTACGTGATGACTTGCCCGGAATGTCTGGGCCATGCCGCAGCCTATGCGACGAAATACTGGGACGATGTGCCCCAGTTCAAGCTGAGCTGGACCCGGAACGAAGAACTGCCGACCGACGAGCGGGTCAAGCTCGCTGAGCGATCGGCGGCAGTGGCCTGCCCGCATTGCGGCAGCGCGCTGAACGACCAGCAGCGCCGCGACATGGTGGATGCGGCCCTGACCCGGAACGACAACAGCCGCGACGGCTGGATGCATCGCGGCCAGCGGCTCGATCCCGAGCTTGGCGTCATCGGCGAACCGGACGCGCACACCGCGCACGGGTATTGGGTGCATGGCATCATGCTGAAGACGCAGGACATCGCGAAACTGGCGCGTGATTACGAACAGGCGCTCATCAAGTTCGAGCGGACCAAGGATGCGGCGCAGCTCAAGGAATTCCTGAGCAAGCAGCTCGGGGAGATATTCGAAGGTGCCGCCACGACTGGCGGGGTTAGTGCCCGGATCCTGAAGGAACGGGTTGCCGAGGCCGGATATGATCGGGGCTTCGTGCCGCGCGAGGTGGTTTTCATCACCGCAGCGGTCGACCCCGGACGGCGCAAGTTCGACGCCGCGTTCTGGGGCTGGGACTTGCAGGGCCGGTCATGGCTGATCGACCGGATCACGGAACGGCAGCGGTTTCAGGATAACGGCCAGTGGCGCGACATCGACCTCTATGGCCGGATCGACGACTGGGACATTCTCTGGGCGACGGTGCTGAACCGGACGTTCCCGATCGTCGGCAAGCCGGACATGGCGATGCCGGTGGCGGTGACGCTGCTGGACTCGTCGGATGGTAACGTGACGTGGAAGGCCCGCGAGTTCGCGCGCCGGGCGATGCTGGGCGGTTATGCTTGGGGCGGCTGGCAGCGGTTGAAGCTCATCAAGGGCCAGGCCGGTAAGCGCCCTGCCCTGCCCGAAGCGCCGACGCGCATCGACAAGGATGAGCGCGGCCAGCAGGTCGAGCCGGTGCTGATGGAATATCGCCTCGGGGTGGATGCCCTGAAAGCGCAGACTGTGGAGCGGCTGGCAACACCGGATGGGGAACCGGGATGTTGCCAGTTCCCGCGCGAACTTGAACCGCACTACCTCGAAGAATACTTCGGGGAGACGCTGATCGACGGCAAGTGGGTGCGCAGCGGGCCAAACGAAACGCTCGACCTTCATGGCTACGCTGAGGCGGGCCGCCAACTGCTCGCGCCTGACCGTGCCGAGATTGATTGGATCAATGCCCGGCCTGTCTGGGCGACACCGATTTCGCTGAGCAAGCAGGCTGAGCAAGCGGCCCCCGCCGAGGGGCCGAGCATTTTTGACGCCTTCGCGGCGCTGAATGGAGATTGATGAATGGATTGGCAGGCCGCTTTTAACATCGCCGTTATGATCGGCGGCGGGATGTTCGGGTGGATTGTCGGACGCATTACCAAGACCCTCGACCAGTTGGACGAGGACATCCGGGCCTTGCCTGAGAAGTATGTGAGCAAGGCTGATTACCGGATCGACATTACCGAGATCAAAACCCTGCTCACACGCATCGACGACAAGCTCGACGGGAAGGCCGACAAATGAGCATCATTCTTGGCGCACGTTCGCTTTCGCGTCTTGAGGGCGTGCATCCTGATCTAGTGCGCGTCGTCAAAACGGCGGCGGCGATGTCAGACTTGGATTTCACTGTCCTTGAAGGGCTCCGAACGCCCGCCCGCCAGCGTGAGCTTATGAAGCAGGGCGCGACCAAGACGCTTAATTCGCGGCATCTCACCGGCCATGCCGTCGACCTCGCACCGCTATTGGGTGGCAAGGTTTCGTGGGATTGGCCGCTTTATCACCGGCTCGCCAAGATCGTGAAGGCTGCTGCGGCGGCTGAGAATGTCCCTATCCAATGGGGCGGCGATTGGCGTTCGTTCAAGGATGGCCCGCATTGGGAACTGACTTGGGCGGCATATCCCAAAGGCCGATAGCCAATGCGAAGCCTGCCGCCCATCGACACCCACAACGGTCGCCGCGCTTTGGCGTTTCTCGCTGTGCTTGGTGGCTGTATGGTGTTCACGGTGTTCGCGGCTGTGGGCCTGTATCTGGTGCGGGATCATCCCGACTTCACGTTCTACCTTGCCCTTGCTGCGCACGTCCAAATCCTGATCGGCATGACCGCAATGGGTTGGCAGATGGGGCGGCGGCTGAATGTCGCTGCTGGCCGCGATGGTGTCTCGATCAATGACGGTCAGCCCGAGCGGCAATGCACCACGGTTACGCAGACCGCGGTGATAACCGAAGGGGAAGAAGCATGAGCCTTCCCACCCCGGAACAGGAGCGCGCCGCCGTGTTGGCACTGTTCGGCTTCACGTTTCTCGCCGCGTTCGGCGCCGCCGCTTTGCTGACGCTGATCGCGTGGGGCATGGCGCAAATTGCAGATTGGGTCTTCGCCTGATGCCGTTCAATCCGTTCTCAGCGATTACCGCCAAGGTGTTCGGCGGTCTGGCGCTCGCCTTCCTCGCCTTCGCCACCGTCCAGACCATCCGCATCGAAGGCGTCTGGTGCAGCGATGTGGACGCTGGCGAAAAGCCCGCCTGTCTCGTGCGCGGTTTCAAACAGGAATTACAGATTGTCCGCATCGACCTCGCGCAAGCCGAGGCCAACCATCTCGCCGAGGTCTCCAAGCACAAGGCCACCAAGCAAGCCTACCGCGAGGCGCAAGAGGAAGCGGCCCGCATCCAGGCGGAGATAATCGAAGCCGAGGTTGCCCGCCAAGAAAGGATCACCGATGAAGTTCGGAAAAGCTACCAGCAGCGCATTGCTGCTCTGCGCGCTCGCGCTGACCGGCTGCGGGACGAAGCCGCTGCCGCAGGAGCCGGTGCTGGCGGTTCGGCCTATCCGGTGCGAGTGCCCCTCACCGGCGACACCGCCCCCGGAACTGGTGAAGCGCCCGACTGTGCAGCGTTTCCTGCCCGAGACCTAGACACCGAAATCCGCTGCCGCGCAATCGCTGAGGAACAGGCCGTGCAGCTTGACGAGCTCATCACCTGGGTCATCCAGCAGTTCGGGGTGAAGCCCTGATGTTCACCTACACCGAAACGCTTGATCCGAATGAGGTCCGCAGCTTCGCGCAGGCATGGGGCGACGAACTCAGCGACGGTGAAGCGATCAATGCCAATCCCACGGTCACGTTTGTCGAAGCGGCCGGCACGACGCAGCCGACTGCGGCGAGCTTCGCCTCGCAGACCACGCTGGTCTGGCTGACTGGCGGCACACCCGGCGCGACGGCGCTGTTCACGGTGCGCGTAACGACCTCGCAGCAGCGGACGCTGGAACGGGCCTATGCTGTCCGCATCGTCGAGACGACTTTCGTGCCGCCCGCCGAAACTGAGGTCGAGCGGCTGACCCGCGAGATTGCTGAGGCCAAGGCTCAGCGGGCGCTGGTGGCGACCGGGCAGGCCGTGATTGATGTCTGGCGCGATGGTCGCCGAATCCGCAAGATGATTCCGACGCTTGCTGAGCTTGAGGCGCATATCCGCCAGCTTGAGGGCGAACTCTACACCGCGCAGCTCGCGGCAGGCATTGATGCCCGCCCGCGCCGCAGCGCTATCGATCTTGCTTGGGGGAACTGATGGGACTGATCGACCGCATCGGCGCCGCCTTTGTTCCCCGCGCACAGGGTTCGACCACTCTTGGCTACAGCCGCCGCGATGCCGCGCGCCATGACCTTACCGAATTTTCTGGCTGGCGCCCGCCCATCGACTTTGCCGGTTCGACCTACCGGAACGACTTCGAAACCATCACGGGCCGCGCCCGCAGCCTCGATGAAAACAATGGCTGGATCAATGGCGGCATTGACCGCCGTGTTGAATCTGTCATCGGCGAAAACATCCGGCTCAGCGCGCAGCCTTCGCACGTTCTGCTGAATCGCGATTACGAATGGCGCATGAAGTGGACTGCCGATGTGCAGGAGCGCTTCAAGGTCTGGGGCCGCGACATTCATCACCGCAACGATGTCCGCAAGCTGCTGACGTTCGGTGCGCAGGCCCGCCTCGCCTATCTGACCTATGTGCGCGATGGCACGGCTGCGGCTGAAATCCGCGACCTGCCGCGCGGGATCAGCAACCCAACTGCGGTGCTGCTGATCGAGCCGGAACGTATCGAGACGCCACCTGAAATGAAGGCTGCGGAATCGCCCGCCTTGCGGGATGGCATCGCGTTCGACGAAAATGGCGCGCCTGTCGGCTACTGGGTGCGAAGCGGGCACCCCGATGATCCGCTGCAACGCTTTGAAGCCTACCGCTACAATTTCATCCCCGCACAGGGCAGCACCGGCCGCGCGCGCTTTGTGCATGTCTTTTCGCCGCGCCGGATCGAGCAGAATACTGGCATCAGCAAGCTCGCCGAGGTCATGCTGCCCGCCAAGATGCTGGACCGGGTGGACCGGGCTGAGGTCAACGCCGCGCTCAAGTCGGCGATCTTCTCGCTGTTCATTAAGTCGCCCGGCACCACTGATGATGTCGCCGCTGCGCTCGCACCGGGCGGGCCGAAGCAGATGGACCCGTGGATCAGCGCCTAT